GGGGACGGTGGTGGTGACCTCCACAGCCCCGGCGGTGGTGCTGGGGAGCCTGGCGCTGAGCCCGGATGCGGGGACGGCGGTGGTGACCTCCACAGCCCCGGCGGTGGTGCTGGGGAGCCTGGCGCTGGGGCCTGGCGCGGGGACGGCGGTGGCGGCGACGTCGGCGCCGGTGGTGGTATTGGGGAGTGTGGCGGTGGGGCCGGCGGCGTCGGTGGCGATCGCGGCGAGCGCGGGGGGGACGGTGGTGTTGGGGAGTCTGGCGCTCAGCCCAGGTGCGGGGACGGCGGTCGGGGCGAGTGCGGGGGGGTTGGTGGTCACCTCCAGTGTGTGGATCACGCCGGATGTGGGGACGGTGGTTTGTGGTGGGGTAGGACCTGGGGTGATGTTCGGGTCGGTGACGGTGGGGCCGGGGCCGGTGGGGGCGGTGGCCGGTGGGGTAGAGCCCGGGGTGGTGCTGGGGAGTGTGACGGTGACGCCGGTGGTCGGGACGGTGGTGGTGAGTACGACGGGGCCGGCGGTGGTGCTGAGCAATATTCTGGCGGTGACGGGGTATATCGAGCAGGAGCGGGCGGTTACAGGGTACATCGAGCAGGGATGGGCGACCACGGTTTACATCGAGCAGGCGGTGGCGGTGACGGGTTACGTTGATCGGGCGGTTGACGAAATCGGGTACGTTGATCAGAAGCGGGCGATTACGGGGAATATCTAATGGCAGCAAATGAGATTCACGTGGGGGACATCGGGACGGTGTTGGTGGTGACGATCAAGGATGGCACCACGACGATTGACATCAGTAGTGCGACGACGAAGCAGATCATTCTGACGGCGCCGGATGGGGGGAAGCTGACGAAGGCGGCGAGTTTCACGACGGATGGGACGGATGGGAAGATGCAGTATGCGACGGTGGCGGGTGATCTGGACGAGGCGGGGTGGTGGAAGCTGCAGGGACGAGTGGTGTTGGCGGCGGGGACGTGGAGCACGGATATTACGCGGTTCGAGGTCCATCAGAATTTGTGAGGTATTATGGCCGATTTTACTTATCGCAGTGATTTGACGACGGATCTGGACCGGGTGAGGTTTGCGATCCAGGATACGACGGAGTCGGCGGGGCCGAAGCCGGCGGGGGCGAATTTCGACGACGAGGAGTTGACGGGGCTGGTGACGTTGGAGGGGACGTGGCAGCGGGCGGTGGCGGCGGCGTTCGAGGCGCTGGCGGGTGCGTGGGCGATGTATGCGGATTTGTGGGTGGGGCCTCGGAAGGAGTCGCTGAGCCAGGTGGCGGAGCGGTATACGAAGTTGGGGGAGCGGTGGCGGGAGCAATATGGGTATGCGGTGCAGCGGGGGGTGTACGTGGCGGGGGTGGTGCGGGTGGACGGGTATAGCGACGACGTGGCCAGCGACGATGTGGATATCACCTCAGAGTATGGATGGGATTTCGAGTACGTGAGGCCGGAATGAGGGTGGCACGGTGGCGTGAGGGGTGGGGACGGGTGCGGGTGTGGTATAAGGAGGTGGACGTGACGAGTATTGCGATGGAGGCGGACGACGAGGAGGGATGGGTGCGGGTGCAGGTGCCGCCGGTGCCGGTGTTAAAGACGTATACGGGGTTGGTACGGATCGAGGTGAAGGAGGAGGATGCGCCGGCGCCGAGCGCCTAGAGGCGTTTCTAGCGGGAATGGGTGGGATTTGGGGGGATTTTCGGTGATTTGGGCTGTAGGAAGGCTTCTGAGATGACGAGTTTGGCGTTTACGAGGATGGCGACGGTGTCGGCGAGTACGAAGCGGCCGCCGGCGGTGAGCGGGGGGAAGCGGGGGAGCCCGGCGACGAGCATCTCCAGTCTGGTGTGTACGCCGTTGGATCCGGTGGATCCGGAGTTGAGGGAGCGGTTGGGGCTGGAGACGGCGCACGAGGTGCTGCAGTGTTTCGTGCAGGGGGGGCTGGATATTAAGGAGGGGGATCTGTTGGTGGTGGGGGGTACGGAGTATCCGGTGCGGGCGGTGGGGGAGTGGAGGTGGCCTCCGGACGTGGCGGATTATCTGCATCTGGTGCTGGAGGAGCTGAAAACGTAGGTATGATAATGATTGTTAGCGGGCCTACTACAACGGATTGGGAAAGGAACGGATTAGGAGGGGAGGCGTGGCGGGGTTTGATGCGAGTTTGACGATTACGGGGATTCAGGAGGCGCAGCAGGCGAATTTGAGGGCGATCGCGGCGCTGCGGCCGGAGGGGGCGTTTGGGCGGGCGGTGGTGTATGCGGGGACGGCGGCGCACCGGTATGCGGTGGCGATTACGCACGTGGACACCGGCGCGCTGCGGGCGTCGCACCGGGTTGCGGTGGAGGGGCTGCGGGCGCGGGTGTTCATTGATCCGGCGAGTGTGAATCCACGGACGGGGGAGCGGCCGGCGGTGTATGGGGTGGAGGAGCACGCGCGGGGGGGGAGTCACGCATTTTATGAGCGGGTGGTGGAGGAGCGGGGACGGGAGATCGCGGAGGGGGCGATGAGGGAGTTGGTGAGGGGGTTGTGACAGAGTACTACAACGGATTGGGAAAGGAACGGAAAGGAAAGAGGGATCACAGTGGCGATTAAGACGCGGCAGGAGGTGCGGGAGGCGCTGGGGGTGCTGTTGAATGCGGGGTTGGTGGGGACGGGGTTGCCGGTGCAGGCGGTGTACGATTATATGAAGGGGACGTTCGACGGGCAGAGCCCGATTGTGGTGGTGGGGAGTGCGGGGGTGGAGGGGGAGGCGCTGACGTTCCAGGGGTCGAAGGCGACGTATTTTTATGAGGTCTTATCGTTCGTGGCGCGGGAGGGGGAGGAGGTGGCGGAGGATGCGCTGGACCAGGTGGCGCAGAAGCTCTACCAGGTGATTGAGGCGAACCGGAAGACGGGGAATTGGCAGTGGATCGGGTTCGCGGGGAGGAGTAAGGTGGTGCCGGCGGCGGTGGGGGGGGATCCGTATTGGATGGAGGTGTTGCCGGTGGAAGTGAAGGTGTATTAGGATAGGGATGGGGACGGGAACGCAGATGAACGCAGATAAACGCAGATGAACGCGGATCGGATTGGATGAAGATGGGTTAGGATGGGAACGCAGATGAACGCGGATCAGATTGGGGCAAGGTGTATTGGGACGGGAACGCAGATGAAGCCGGTGAGTACACCGGGAGATGAGCGCGGATGAACGCGGATCGGAGGGAGGATAGGATGGGAGGAGGGGTGGTGGTGGCGACGCCGCGGTGTGGGCCGCCGACGTGGCTGTACGTGGATAGTTTGCGGATGTTGGAGGCGCCGGCGCCTGGGTATAAGTATTTGTATAATCCGCGGACGGTGGCGGTGGACGTGGCGCGGAATTGGATTGTGGAGCGGGTGCTGGGGGAGCCAGGGCTGGCGGATTGTGAGTGGGTGCTGTGGCTGGATGCGGACGCGGAGGTGCATCCGGGGACGCTGAAGAGGTTGTTGAGCTGGGGAATGCCGGTGGTGGGGGCGCTGTGTTTCACGATCGGGGTGCCGGTGACGCCGACGGTGTACCGCGGGCAGGCGGAGGGGGATAAGAGGTGGGTGCGGTCGGACTGGGTGCACGAGTGGATCCTGGAGCATGCGCAGTTGCAAACGCACCGGGCGGCGATGGTGGAGCCGAGGCCGGAGGGGGCGCTGCGGGTGGTGGATTTTACGGGGTTTCATTGTATGCTGACGCACCGGCGGGTGCTGGAGAGGATGGAGCGGCCGTGGTTCCGGGCGACGTACGATAAGGCGAACGGGGAGGACCGATATTTTTGCGAGCGGGCGCAGGAGGCGGGGTATGAGGTGTTCGTGGATTTGAGTGTGGTGGCGGGGCACGTGGTGGGAGACCGGAGGAGTATGGGGGCGCTGGATTTCTGTGCGTGGCACGCGATCACGGATTTTTCAGGAGGAGGGCCGGATGAGCAAGAAGAGGATGCGGCGGTATGAGGCGCTGGAGAATATGTCACCTCCCAGCGGAGGGGCGATGACGAGGAAGGGGACGGTGTTCGAGGCGGATGCGGGGGCGGAGTGGGTGAAGCATGCGATTCTGATGGGGTGGATGCGGGAGGTGGAGGAGGAGGGGGCACAACAACGGATTGGGAAAGTAACGGAAACGGAACACAACAACGGATTGGGAAAGTAACGGAAACGGAACACAACAACGGATTGGGAAAGTAACGGAAACGGAACACAACAACGGATTGGGAAAGTAACGGAAAGAGAACAGGAGGATTGGGATGACGCAGACGACAGGTGGTTTAGCGGCGGTCGGGGCGAAGTTGGAGATCTCGACGAATAACTCGGACTGGACGGACATTAGCGGGTGGGCGTCGGGGGTTTCGTTCTCGGGGTACGACCGGCAGAGTGGAGAGGCGTTCACGTTCGACGGGGACACGGCGGTGGTCAAGTTTGGGAAGCTGAATCCGACGGAGTGTGAGGTGAAGCTGCTGTATACGGAGGAGACGACGGGGGGCTGGAAGTTGGTGTGGGATCAGCACATTACGGCGGGCGGGGGGATGCTGATGGTGCGGTGGTCGCCGAAGGCGGGGGACACTACTGGGGAATTCAGGTTCACGTCGGGGAGCGACTCGAAGGCGACGGTGGTTCTGCCGCCGGATGGGGAGGCAGGGCCGGGTGATCCGGTGATGGCGGCGTTCTCGGTGAAGACGGCGGCGTTCACGCAGAGTGCGGTGACGTAATCCGGGACAACAACGGATTGGGAAAACAACGGATTGGGACAACAACGGATTGGGACAACAACGGATTGGAGGCTGAGGGATGGCGGAGGAGTTGACGATTCGGATCGATCTGGAGAGCTGCTACATTGACGATCTGGAGACGATCGTGGCGATGGCGGGGACGGGGGGGAAGATGCCGGAGCCGGGGACGATGAAGGCGTTTATGGATCTGCTGGACCGGGTGGTGGTGGGGGGGGTGCGGGGGAAGGGGATTCCAATGACGGCGCTGGGGCAGATCGGGCAGCAGTTGATGCAGGCGATCAACGAGGGGATGAATCCCGGGGGAAACTGAAGGTTCGGCTGATGGCGTACCTGTGGACGGGGAGCGGGAGGCCTCCAGCCGAGTATCTGACGCTGATTTTGTGCCGGGACGTGTATCATTGTACGCCGGTGGTGCTGCGGACGGTGCCGCTGGCGGACGTGTTGCCGCACCTGGAATGTTTGAGTATCGAGGGGCGGGTGCGGAAGCAGGAGGAGAAGTTGGCGAGGTTGCGGTCGCGGTCGAGGAGGAGATGATTCGGGTTACAACAACGGATTGGGAAAGGAACGGATAGGAGGGGGAGGGGTGATTACGCGCGTAATGGGGGTGGTATTGGTGGCAGTGGTGGTGGGGATGCTGGAGTGGCGGGTGGTGGCCAGGAATGTGGGGACGCGGTTCAATGGGTACGGGGCGATGGGGGGGGTGCTGGCCAGGTCGAGCCCGGCGCCGATGCGGTACCGGGTGCTGGTGCCGTGGGTGGTGGGATGGCTGCCGGCAGGGAAGGGGCGGGCGGTCGCATACCAGGCGGCGAAGGTGGGGCTGCTGGCCGGGGCGCTGGGGGTGGCGGAGGTGCACCTCGGGCGGATGGGGATGCTGGGGCTGGCAGTGATCATCGCGGGGACGCTGGAGTTCGATTATTGGGATCAGTACGCGGAGCTGGTGGGGCTGGGGTTGTGTTTGATGGGGGTGCCGTGGGCGGCGGCGGTGGGGGGGGTGGTGTGGGGGTTGAGCCGGGAGACGGCGGGGCTGGCGCCGGTGGTGGCGGGGCTGGCCGGGGGGTGGCCGGCGGGCCTGGCGGGTCTGGCGGGGCCGGCGGCGCTGGGGGTGGTACGGTTGGTGCAGGGGAGGGCGGTGTTGTATTGCGAGCGGTGGACGTGGAGGGCGTATAACGTGGGGGATTGGAAGGCGGCGTGGGAGAGGATGGATCCTGGGCCGCTTTTTTCGTTGGGGTTGTGTGTGGGGATGGTGTGGGCGGCGGTGACGGGTGGCCACCTGCTGGAGGGGGCGTTGGGGGCGACCAGGTGGGTGGGACTGGTGTGGGTGGTGATGGGGTGGACGATGGGGAGGGGACGGGAGTCGAGGTTGTTTTTGCCTTGTGCGCTTTGGATCCTCGGACGATGAATGCAGACGAACGCAGATGAACGCAGATAAACGCAGATGAACGCAGATCGGAACGGGTAGGAACGGGTAGGAACGGATAGGACGGCCGTCTGAGCAGGCGGCGACGGTTCCAGGAACGGGGATACACGGGGCCATTCTCCAGTGAGGGGAATGGCCTTTTTTGTTGGTGAGGTCCAATGTCGGATTACAGGATCACGAACGCAGATGAACGCAGACGAACGCAGATGAACGCAGATCGGAACGGATAGGAACGGATTATGTCCGATTATCGAATCAATATCATCGTGGAGGGGCGGGACAATGCGAGCGGGGCGCTGAATGGGGTGCATGGGGCGCTGGGGCGGATCGCGGAGTTTGCGCTGGGGGGGCTGGTGGCCAGCGGGCTGGCGGCGATCGGGCGGGGGATCGGGGATATTGCGCGGGAGGCGTTCGGGGGGGCGACGGGGCTGCAGAATTTGACGCTCTCGCTGGAGACGCTGGCGGCGCGGGAGTTGGTGGCGGCGGGAGGGGCGGAGAATATCGAGGATGCGTTGGGGAAGGTGGGGCCTGTCGCGGAGGGGTTGTTGGGCAGGCTGAAGGATCTGGCGTTGGTATCGCCATTCGAGTTTGAGCAGGTAGCGGATGCCTTTCGATTGCAGATGGCATTCGGGGCGACGGGGGATAGTGCGATTGATTTGACGAAGGCGGTCCTGGATACTGGGGCAGGGTTGGGGATGACAAACGAGAGCATGGGCCGGATGACATACAACCTGGCTCAGGCGCTGCAGGCGGGGGATCTGACGGCGGCCAATATGCGGCAGCTGAAGATGGTGGGGTTGGACCTGGGGGATGTGTTCCAGGATGAGTTGGGGATGAGCATCGAGGATGTGCGGGAGGGGCTGAAGGACGGGGCGCTGACGATGGCGGACGTGTCGGGGGCGTTCGTGCGGTACGCGGACGTGAACTTTGGGGGGGCGTCGGAGCGGATGAGCAAGACGTTCCAGGGGCTGCAATCATCGTTCAAGGATCTGATGTATTTTGGGGGGGCGGATCTGTTGACGCCGGCGCTGGAGGTGGTGACGGGGGCGCTGGGTGGGGTGTTCGATACGCTGCGGGGGATGCTGGAGAGTGGGAAGATTGCGGAGATCGGGGAGCAGTTGGGTGGGTTCGTGGAGCGGGTGCTGGGGTTCATCGAGCGGATCGGGGAGGGGGGGATCGGGGCGCTGGTGCCGCCGGAAGTGGTGGCGAATGTAGATGCATTCCTGGCGGGGCTGGAGCCGGTGGGGAGGGTGATTAGTGAGGTGATTTGGCCGGCGATAGTGGAGTTTTTGCCGACGCTGCAGTTGTGGGGGGAGCAGCTCCTCATACTGGCGTCGAGTGCGCTGCCGCTGCTGGCGGATGCGTTGCAGTTCGTGGTGGATAATTGGGAGATTTTCGCGATCATCGGGGGGGTGGTGGCGGCGGTGATTCTGGCGATCGAGGCGCCGTTGGTGCTGGTGATCGCGGCGCTGGCGGCGTTGTATCTGGCGTGGGTGAATGATTGGGGGGGGATACGGACGTTCATCGAGGGGGTGGTGGCGGGGATTGCGGGGGTGATTCAGGGCGGGCTTGCCGTGTGGCAGGGATTCTGGGATAAGCACGGGGCGACGATCACGGCGATAACCCAGGGGGCATGGGGTGTGATTCAGGCGGGAATCGAAACGGTGAGCGCGGTGATCAGCGGGATCATTGCTGCATTTGCATCAGCGTTCGAGGGGGACTGGCGCGGATTTGGAGAGAATTTGCGAGTGGCGTGGGATGCGGTGTGGAATGGGATCGCCGAGATTTTGCGCAGGGCTTGGGATACGCTGAGCGGGATAGTGGCCAATCTGATCTCTGCGATTGTCAATAAGTTCACGAGTACAGATTGGGGGGCACTGGGGCGGGGAATCATCCAGGGGATCATTGATGGGATCAATGCTGCGTTGTCGTGGCTGATCGAGGCGTGCCGGGCGGCGGCGTCAGCAGCGTGGGAAGTTATCAAGGGCTTTTTTGGGATTGGGTCGCCGTCGCTGTTGATGAGGGGGCTGGGCGAGAATATGATGCGGGGCTGGGCGGAGGGGGTCAAAGCATCGGTAGGGTTGCCGCTGGAGGCGTTGGCTGCTGCAGTGGCGGGGGCACAGGCGGGGATGGGTGAGCTGGGCGGGGGGATGGGGGGATGGGGGGGGGGAGGGGGAGGGGGGAGGATGGTGGTGGTGGCGCCGATTATGATCGAGGATGCGGGGCAGTATCGGGATGCGGCGGGGCAGTGGAATTATGAGGCGATTGTGGAGTTGGTGGGGAGTTTTTGATGTGGATTACAACAACGGATTGGGAAAGGAACGGAAAGGATAGGAGGGGATAGATGGCGGTGGTGTTTAAGTTTAGGCGGGATACGACGGATTTGTCGCTGTTGGCGGGGGCGGGGAGTGGGTGGCGGGCGGGGACGTGGAATGCGAAGGTGGGGGTGCCGGTGCACGGGCGGCGGCCGCTGCCGGTGACGGAGGCGATTGATTGCCTGGTGGACCGGGGGTCGCACAACGACCTGGGGACGAGTATGCAGGCGATGGACGATGTGAGGGAGGGGGCGGCGCGGTATATGGCCGACCGGCAGGAGCAGTATCCCGTGTGGCTGCACGTGAAGATGAACAATGAGACGGGGGAGCGCCGCGCGTTGGTGCGGGAGATCGCGATGGAGTGGCTGAGCGCGCAGGTAGACATGGCGAATGAGGCGGGCGTCAACGATGCACGGGTGCGGCTGAAGGTGGAGCGGGAAGGGGTGTGGGAGGGGACGGCGACGGTGGCGATGCCGGCGGCAACGCCGACGGCGGCAGCGAGTGTGTTTTACGATTATACGGCCAGCCCGGGGGCGGACGTGGTGGGGGACCGGGCGGCCAGGATCGCGCATTTTGGTTTCACTGTACCGAGCGGTGCGATCGGGAAGATCTGGGTGGGGGTCAGGTCGGCGAACAAGCACGGGACGGTGACGAATTTTGTCAATATATGGGAATGCGAGGATACGGATGGGACGCTGGGGACGGATGCGGGTAGAACAACGGATTCGACGGCCAGCCCGGGCGGGGGCGGCAACACGAAGGTGCGGGTAACACCGGGGACGGCGACGTGGGCGAAGAGGTTGACGGTTGATTTGGCGGATTATACGGCAAATAGGAGTGATCAATTTGGGATGTTTCTATGGTTGTTGCGCTGTGCGGCGACGACGGGGACGTGGGAGGTGCAGGTGCGGTGGGGATATCAGGGAATGGCGGATGCGGATTTTGTGGCCGGGCCAAAGGTCGAGGTGGGTACGAGTTGGAACTATTATGAGATGGGGATCGCGCCGATTCCGCTGCGGGATCTGCAGGTATTGCCGCTGGCGGTGCATGCGGCGGCATACGAGGCCGGGTACACATTGCAGATCTGGGGACGGCGGACGGATGGGGCAGGTAGTTTGGATCTGGATTGTGTATGCCCGGTGCCGGTGGACGAGGGGTTTCTGTCGGACGAGGTGGAGGTGATCGCCGGGAATGTATGGGCGGTGGCAGAGTCGCCGATTGGCAGGGTAGGCAGGGTGGTAGCGTACACGTCCTATTATCACGTAGGTGCACCGAAGTCGTTTTGCAATTTTGGGTTGCCACCCGGGGATGGACGGATGATTGTGGTGTATCAACGGCCGGCGTCGTCGGTTCTGACGGATCAGATTACGTTGAACGATGGCAACGGTGGGCTTTACTATTGCCAGTGGTATAACCTGCGGGGGTCGGAATGAGTTTGGGGCTGTATCAGCGGCTGACGGCCGGCACGACAGGGCTGGCGTATCTGGGGGATCTGACGGGGGCGGCCAGGGGATGGCGGCGGAAGTGCGGGGCGGTGGGGGGGTATCTGGGGGGATCGTTGATGCTGAGTCAGGAGGACTGGACGCGGGCGGAGCTGACGGAATTCTATAATTTGAATGTGGGCTGCCGGTTGGTGGAGACGGTGTATGGGATGGGGGCGTGGGAGGGGTACGTGGAGGAGATGCGGCTGATCCAGGATGGGGCGGAGATGGCGATCTCGCTGAAGCCGGCGGTGTTCCACAATCGGGTGACGGCGGTGTATAGTGTGGGGCCGACGCGGGCGAATACGGGGTGGGCAGAGAATACGAGCTCGTCGGACGAGTTTGGGGAGTGTAACGTGATCAAGACGCTGGGGGGGGCGGTGGCGGCGGCGGCGGTGGGGGAGCGAGATAAGATGCTGATAGAGGGGGGCTGGCCGCGGTCGCGGATCACGGGGGGGGATGCGCGGGAGGGGGAGGAGCGGGTGAAGCCAGACGAGTTGCGAGTGGCAGTGGCGGGATACTGGGAGACGTTGCTGTGGCGGTATATGGAGACGACGACGACGGCGGCGGCCAGCAGTGTGCTGGGGACGTTGATCGCGGCGAGTGAGTTTGTGGTGTCGAAGAGGATCGAGACGAACGCGGATAGTGTGAGCGCGGATGCGGATCCGGTGCCGAGGAGGATCGGAGATCTGGTGAAGGAGATGGTTCTGCTGGGGGACACGTCGGGGCACGTGTGGCAGGGGGGGGTGTATGGGGGAAGGGGGTTCGTGTACGAGGAGGCGCCGACGGATTGGACGTATCAGTTGATGGGGGAGCATCTCCTAGACCGGGCGGGGGGGGAGGCGGTGTTGGAGCTGGTGGAACCGGGGTTCCTGCTCTATAACCCAGCGGCGGCGACGGGGTGGGCGAAGGCGGGGACGGCGACGGATTGGGACGATCCGCGGATGCGGTACGTGGATACGGTGGAGTTCATGGAGGGACGCGAGGGGGGGGAGCTGAGGATGGGGTATCTGGGGGTGGAGCCGGGGGCGGAGATTATCGCGCGGAGGATCCAGAGGGGGGTGCAGAGGTGACAACAACGGATTGGGAAAGGAACGGATAGGAGGGGGGATGGAGGATAGGCTGGGGGTTGACGATCTGCTGACGGACGTGGCGAAGTTACGGACGTGGATCACGGCGGCGAGTGGGGTGGGGCCGGCGCCGAATGACGCGCAGTACGTGGTGCTGGCGCTGCATGCGGATCTGACGGCGGAGCGGGTGCTGACGGCGGGGAATTCGATCACGGTGACGGACGGGGGGGCGGGCCTGGCGGTGACGGTGGCGTTGGCGACGCCGGGGACGTGCACGGCAACGAGTACGAATAGCGCGGCGGGAAACCACACGCACGCGATTGGCAGCACGCTGGCGAGATCGGCGATCACGATCACGGCTGGCGCTGGTTTGACTGGTGGTGGAAACCTGACAGCAAATCTGACGCTAACAGTTGGGGCGGGGAACGGGATTACGGTGAATGCGGACGACGTGGCGCTGACGACGCCGGGGACGTGCACGGCGACGAGCACGAATAGCGCGGCGGGAAACCACACGCATGCGATTGACAGTACGTTGGCCAGGTCGGCGATCACGATCACGGCGGGGGCCGGGCTCACCGGGGGCGGGGATTTGACGGCGAACCGGACGCTGACGGTGGGGGCGGGGGCCGGGATCACGGTGAATGCGGACGACGTGGCGCTGACGACGCCGGGGACGTGCACGGCGACGAGTACGAATAGTGCGGCGGGAAACCACACGCACGCAGTCACGAACAGCACAGGTCAAACGGCCAGTTGCATTGTGGCCACGGATGCGAATAGTGGCGTGAAGGTGAAACGGCTGGCGGTTGGGGCGGGTGCGAGTGTGCCGGGTGCGGATGGGGTGGCGCTGGTGGCCGGGGTGCTGTACATCAATGAGACTTCTAACGCCGGCATGAGCATCGGCGTTACGGTCAACCAGGGGGCGGCCACGAACGAGGCGGCCGCATTCAAGGCTGCGGAGGTAGCCCACGGAATTACCAATTATACGGAGACAGATACATTTGGCGATGTGCTGGCAATCCAATATGGTGCCGTGGGGTCGGGAGGGATTAATATCCGGGGATTCTCTGAGGCGACTGCGGCGGCGGCTCTGACAGGGTGCGCCACGGCGGATGATACCACGAAAAGCGCCGCGGGACGTGGCCATGTTGAAATCTATGCGCATACGAAAAGCGGAACGGGGCTGGCGGCGCCGGGGGCAGATGCGAATTTGATGGTTATCCGCTCGAGCGCCTCGACGCGGTTCATTTTTGATCAGGAAGGGGAGTTGCATTCCGATGCGATTATCGGGGTGGGGGATGATTGGGACGAGTACGACGACCTGGTGCTGGCGGCGGATCTATCGCGGATGATACGGGGCCGGTGGGATGAGGTTATTCGGTATAATCTGGCGGATTTCGAGAGGGCGGGATTGGTGACGGTGAGCGTGGATGAGGTGGGCCGAACGCATGCGTTTATCAAGCATAGGGCATTCCTGCAATTTTATGCGTGTGCGTTTCGTGATGTGTATCAGCGGATGCAACGAGTAGAGCAGATGTTGGAGGCGAGATGATGGAATTGGAGTTGACGATCTGGCAGCGGGCGATACTGGTGCAGGTGGTGAACGGCACACGCGGGGACGTGCGGGCATTTAGGATGGCGCTGCGGGCATTGGAGGTGTTGGAGTTCACGGAGGAGGAGCGGGAGGAGATTGGGCTGGTGGAGGAGGCCGGGCAAATGAGGTGGCAGGCGGAGGCGATGGGGAGGACGTTCACGATCGCGCTGGAGAAGCCGGAGCTGAGGTTTATTAGGAATGCGGCGGAGGGGTTCCAGGGGTGGCCGGTGGCGCAGGCGGGGGAAGTGCTAGACCTGCTGGAGAAGCTGGGGGTGTCAACGGATGAGGAACGGATAAGCGGATAGGGAGTGTGGGAGATGGGGTTTCGAGTTCATTGGTGTTTCACACTCCTGCTCCGGGGGTGATGGTGATGCGGACGAGGTGGCCGTTTTCTACGTAGAGGCGGAGGCCGGTGCGTAGGAGGGCGGCGCGGACCTGGTCCACGGGGCCGGTGCGGAGCCAGCCCGGGTCGGTGGCCAGGGTGGCTAGGAGGTCCTCGAGGGCGGCGCGGTGGTCCTCGGGGGTGGGCTGGACGGCGAGTTGGTCGCCGACGTCGGTTAGTTGCCGGGTGGCGGCCTGGAGGTCCTCCAGGAGGTGGTCGTCGGCGTCGCGGTAGACGTCGGCGGTCATAGTTTGGTCAGCGAACGCCAGGGCGAGGCGTTCGCGTTTTTGTTTTAGGGCGGCGATCGCGGCGACCAGGTGGGCGCGCTGGGCTTCGAAGGGGGCGCGGTTGGGGGCGGCAGCGGTGAGGAGGGCGTCGAGGGCGGCGGGATCTCGCAGGGTGGAAAGGGTCTGTTGGATGGCGTCGAGGAGGACATCGGCGCGGATGGTGTTGGTGTGGCAGGAGCGGCCGAGGGCGCGCCGGTTGGCGTGGGTGTAGCAGCGGTAGTTGTAGACGGCGTGGGGGCGGTTGAGCTCGAGGGCGTAGCCACAACGAGCACAGAAGACGAGGCCGGAGATGGGGGAGACGCGCGGGTGGCCACCTCGGCGACGGCGGGCGCGTTCCTGGAGGATGGCGCGATGGGTGGCGGGGTCCCAGGCGGCGGGGTAGGCGGGAGAGGGGTCGGTGGCGACCAGGTGGGGACCGTAGGTGATGAGGCCGGCGTAGCGGTCGTTGTAGAGGATGTTGCGGACAGATGTCATGGCCCAGCGGGGGGAGCGGCGGGGGTGGTAGGGGGTGGCGTTGAGGCGCCGGGCGATGGTGTGGATGCCGAGGCCGGCGAGGAAGAGGTCGGTGGCGAGTTGGACGGCTTCGATTTCGCCGGGGACGAATTCGCCGGCGATGGTGTGGCCGTGGGGGTCTTTGACGGGGCGGTAGCCGTAGGGCCAGCGGCAGTGGGGGAGGCCGCGGCGGACGCGAGCGCGGATGCCGACGTCGCGGCGGCGGGTGCGTTGGATGTTTTCGACCTGGGCCTGGGCGCGCTCGACGGCGGAGAGGTAGAGGCTGGAGGTTTCGGAGGTGTGGGCCAGGTCGTGGGGCATGAGGGAGGAGTAGGTTTGGGCGCTGGCGGCGGCGACGAGGGCTTCGACCTGGGCGATGAGGGCGTCGGTGCGCCCGAGGCGATCGCGAGCACGGCACCAGAGGACGTCGAAGATGTGGGCGTCGCAATCGGCGCGGAGTTGGTGGTAGGCGGGGATGTCGGTCTCGGCGTCGGTGTAGAAGATGTATTTTCGGCTATGGCCGGGGACCTGATAGGTGGCGACGACGGTGGCGCCGATGGAGGCGGCGAAGGCTTGGCCGTCGCGGAGTTGGGAGGGGAGGGAGTCTTTTTCGACGGCAGCCTGGGCGGGGGTGGAGACGGAGGCGAAGATGGCGAGGCGGGTCATGATGCGTAATCCGTAATCCGTAATCCGTAATCCGTAATCCGTAATCCGTAATGCGTAATCCGTAAGGAGGATCAGGTTTTGCGGATGCGGCCGGTGGGGTCCACTTCGAGGTAGATGGTTTGGTCGCGGCGGGACCAGTAGTAGAAGAGGTAGAAGAGGAGGCCGATGCCGAGGCAGCAGAACCAGAGGGTGGCCCAGAGGAAGGAGAAGTGTTTGGGTTTGAGGAGTTGGGCGGTGGTGGGGGTGCGGGTGACGAGGCGGAAGCCGCGTTTGACGTAGCGGGCGACTTCGCGGTCGAGGATGGCGGTGCGGGCCTCAAGAGTCAGGGTCAGGGGCGGGGCCGGTGGGTGGTTCATTTATTCTCTCTCTCTCTGTCAATATTGTATTCAGCGCGGTCCTCGTGGAGGGCGCGGGCGAGGGTCATGAGGGCGCGCTGGCCGCCGGGGTCAAGCAGCCGGAAGTAGTTGAGCAATTCATATTCGCGTTGTTCTTGTGCTGTGTCAGGTGTGTAAGACGGGATAAGACCGGCGAGCTCCAGGAGTGTTTCCGCTGGGGTGTGGGTGGCGCGGGCCAAGGCGAGGCATAGTTCTGCCCCAGCACTGCCATATGCGTTTAATACGCGCGTAATCGCTACATGTGATACGCCAGCGCGGCGCGCAAATTCGCGAATGGACCAGCCGTTTTGGCGTAGGGTATTGAGTATCCAACGGGTGAGTTTGGTTTGATCAGGCACAGTTTCTTTATTCTACCATGAAGGAGTGATTTTTGCCCCATTGTGCTGCCCGGACCTCCTTTCAATCAAGTATATAGTCTATCATAGGTTGTGGTAATTAGGGATTCCAAGTTTGGTAACTCGAATGACCATACCTAAGTAAATGGTGTGTCATTTGTCACGTGTTTTAGGTGACATTTGGTACTATACAGTTTTGGGATTGTCGCTATCATGGTAACTGACTGACCGTATGGGCACAGATACCACACGGAAAGCGTTACCAGGAGATGGGGAGATGAATGAGTATATTCCAAGAAGGATGATGATTAAGCTGACACCAGATGTGAGTCAGGCATTGTCGGATTTGGCGCGGGCGGAGGGGCGGGATCCAAGGGAGCAGGCGGCGCTGTTGGTCCGGCAGGGGCTGGACGGGCGGCGGATCACGGGGGCGTTGCCGGCGCTGGAGCAGGCGGTGCTGACGCAGGTGGCGAAGGATGAGGGTTTCGGTAGCATCGGGGAGGCGCTGGGGCTGGTGATCCGGGAGTGGGTGACGGCGCGGATGGTGAAGGCAGGGGTGACGGGCGTTTCGCTGTGAGGTGAGACGTCCGTTTTTTTGTTTGGAACACGGATGGGCAGGATTTACGGATTAGGAAGGTGGGAGATGGATCCGATAATGAGGGCATTGGGGGAAGGGATGAGGATGCTGCTGCCAACGGTGAGGATGGAGGAGCAGGCAGGCAGGGAGCGGGCGCTTATGACGATTGTCAAGGGGGTTGTGGATCTGTGCACCGGGCGGTGTACGGTGGCAGGCTCGATCGTGGAGGACCTGGCGCGGATGATCGAGCGGTGCCAGGATGGGGAGGAGTTGCGGGATCTGAGTGTGCAGGTGCGAGATCTGATGTTTCATTTTACGCCGGACGCGAGCCGGGTGGCTCTGACGGAGAATGAGGCGCGGGTGTTGCATTTGCTGGAGGGTGTGGAGAGGAGCAGATGATGGAGAGAAGCAATTGGCGGCTGGAGGTAGTGATTGGGTTGGTGGTGCTGGTGGGGGTGTTGGTGGTGGGGGGGCAGGGGTTGGCGGCGCAGGTGGGGGTGTCGCCGATCTCGCCGGTGGAGACGCCGACGGTGCGGGGGGTGCCGACGGGGTTCACGCCGACGGCGACGGCAGCGGTGGCGACGGTGGAGCCGACCAGGAAGCCAGGGAAGGATGAATCGGTGGCGGTGGCGACGGCGACGGTGGTGTTGTTGCCGGCGACGGGGGCGGAGTTGGTGCCGACGCTGCCGACGCGGATGCCGGACATTTGGCTGGAGCCGGTGCTGATGGGGCGGGGGTGGCTGCCGGTGGTGATGCGATGAAGAGGACGGCGGCGGCTGAGGCGTTTCTGTTGGTGTTCCGGCAGATGTACAGTGAGCAGGCGCTGGCACCGGTGATCGCGCGGGGGGAGGAGGTCGCGCGGAAGGTGGGGGCGCAGATGTTGGGGCGGGGGCATTTGCGGTTGGCGCTGGAGGAGATCGCGCGGGAGGTGGAGGACGAGTTCGAGGAGGATGCCGATGGGGGACTGTGAGCAGGCAGTGGTGGCGGTACGCCCGGCGGGGGCGGTGGTGGATGGGTTCGTGGAGGGGTTCCCGGGGATGTGGGAGGGGTTGCAGTTGATCGGGATTTTGACGGTGGACGGGAACGGGGCGCGGGTGCCGGTGTATGCGCGGTGTCTGGAGGAGGCGCGGGCGGCGATGACACGGGCGATGGCGCAGATCGTGCAGGCGATGGGGGATGGGAGGTAGGGATGGAGATAGGGGTGGAGTGGAAGGATAAGTTGTTGAGGACGCTGGCGGAGGTGCCGATACGAGCGGCGCTGGCGGAGCTGAAGGGGGCCTCGAAGCACGAGCGGGGACGGCAGCCGGCGAGGGGCGCGAAGGGGAAGGTGGGCAAGGCACGGAAGACGGCGAAGTTGTCGCGGCGGAGAAATCGCAGGGGGTAGGGAAAATGGAGAGGACAGGATCGGCGCAGAAGTTGTTGTGGGCGGCGCGGCGAGGGCTGGAGACGGTGTCGTGGGATGATTTGTGGGCGACGCTGGATGAGGTGGTGGTAGGGGCGGCGGAGATCCGGGGGGCGCACGTGGAGGAGGCGCTGGGGAGGATGGGGAGGAGAACCACGGATATAGAAATACGCGATGGGAAGGTGGGTGGAGGGGACGGGCAGGAGGTGGGGTTGGGGATGTGGCAGGAGGCGGTGGCGGTGGTGCGGGAGGCGGTGGGGGAGGCGCGGGAGTGCGGGGATTGGTGGGGATGCCTGCGGACGGCACTGCGGGTGGTGAGGGGGAGGTAGGGATGGCGGCGGGGTGGTCCGACGCGCACCTGGAGGTGGAGGGTGGCGGGAAAGCCGAACCGGTGGAGCAGGGCGGATTGGGTGATGCTGGGGTTGGAGGTGGTGGGGCTGATCGTGCTGGTGATGTGGTGGAGGGGGTAGGGCACGGGTTTTGAGGTTGCTTGCGGGGCTGGATCGGGGGGGGGGATCCAGCCCGGCGGGGAACGTCAAAATGGATGAGGGAGGTGTGAGATGACGATGCAGGGGATGGTGGGAGTGGGGTTGCCGGCGGTGGTGGGGCCGGGATGGAGTGGGAGCCGGGGGCTGGGGCCGGAGGGTGGCCAGGGGCGGGAGGAGCGGCTGCGGGAGTGGTGGGGGCAGGCGGCGGTGGCGTGGTTGGAGGTGAGGGCGGCGCGAAGCCAGCATACGCGGCGGGCGTACGAGGGGGCGGTGCAGGGGTTTTTCGCGGGGTGCGGGGTGGAGCCGTGGGAGGTGGGAGGGGTGCAGGTGTTGCGCTGGCAGCAGGGGATGAGGGAGGCGGGGCTGGCGGAGGCGACGGTAAATCTGCGGTTGGCGGCGTTGTCGTCGTTTTATGCGTTTTGCTGCAACCGGTTCACGGTGGTGGATGGGGTGTCGGGCCGGGAGGTGCCGCTGGCGGAGCGGAATCCGGTGATGCGGGTGGAGCGCGCGAAGATTTCTCCTTATGAGCGAAGCATTTATTTGAGTGTGGATGAGGTGCGGGCGCTGCTCAGGTCTATTCCGCAGGATACGGTGGAGGGGCTGAGGGATCTGGCGCTGATCGTGACGTATTTGTACACGGGGCGGAGGTCGTCGGAGGTGCGGCGGCTGCGGTGGGGGGACATCCGCGAGGAAGGGGGGCGGGTGTATTACAGGTGGTGGGGGAAGGGTGGGACGTCGCGGGAGGATGAGTTGCCGCTGCCGGCGTACAATGCGATGGTGGGGTATTTGAGGGCGGCGGGGCGGTTGGAGGGGATGGGGGAAGGGGATTATGTGTTCGTGGCGCTGAGCGACGTGGTGGAGCGGTTGGGGGTGACGGTGCGGGGGGATGAGCCGTTGTCGGCGTCGTTCATCAATAGGATCGTGAAGAAGTGCGCCAGGCGGGCGGGGTTGAAGTGGGAGCGGATCCACACGCACACGCTGCGGCACACGGCGGCGATGTTGCGGCGCGAGTTGACGGACGATTTGCAGGAGTTGCAGAGGTTTCTGAATCATTCGACGTTGGCGACGACGCAGATTTACATTCAGCATACGGAGAAGAGGAAGGACGTGCTGTGGGCGCAGGTGGAGGCGCTGATCGGGATCGAGTAGATGGGTAGATGGGGAATGAGGAAGAGCGGTGACCGGGGTGGCTGCGGAGCAGCGGCTAAGTGTGGCGCAGGATTGCGAGGTGGTGGCTCACGATCCGGAGACGATAGGAGCCTGGGGCTGTGGCCACTACTGAAGGCCTCCGGAGGTTGCAGGACCTCCACCCGGTCACCGTGGATTACAACAACGGATTGGGAAAGTAACGGATAGGATGGGAATGGATCAGGATCATAGAGGAGGAATGATGGACGAGTTTTGTGGGGCGATGGCGGAGATGGCGCGGGGGGTGACGGTCGAGGATTTGCGGCTGGCGGCGGAGGTGGTGACGGGCCGGCGGGCGCTGGTGGTGCAGGCGCCGAGTGTGGCGGTGGGGCCTCGGATGGAGGAGGCCAGGTTGGAGGAGGTCGTCGAGCGGGCGCTGCGGAACTGGATTGGGATCACGCATAGTGAGGCATGTATAGCACGGCGGTGGCGGGCGATGCCGGCGGTGATTGAGCAGCGCGATGCTGATTATGAGGATGCGCTGCAGGCTTATCGGGAGGTCGTCGGGCGTGAGCCGACGGCCAGTAGCAAGGAGGAGTGATGGATGCGCTGGAGTTGAAGAAGATGTTATTGGAGGCCGTGGCGAACGATTGGGACGACGGCCGGCAGTATCTGGGGATGAGTATGATCGGGCAGTGTCCTCGGAAGTTGTTTTTCGACCTGGTGGAGGGGCGCCGGCAGCCGGGGGTGCAGGGGGTGCTGTATTGCCACGAGGGGTACGTGCACGAGAGGGACGTGCGGGCGCGGTTGGAGCAGATGGGGATCGAGGTGGAGGAGGTGGGGAAGGAGTTGGTGGCGTTCGGCGGCCGGGTGCAGGGGCACATCGATGGGGTGGTGGGCGGTGTGCTGCTCGAGGTGAAGTCGGTGAATGCGGACGGACTGGAGAATGTCCGCGACATGGGGGCAAAGTTGAGGCACTACGACCAGGTCCAGGCGTATATGCACTGGGGGGGGTACGAGCGGGCGCTGGTGGTGTATAAGGAACGCGAGTCAGGGGAATTATGGGTGTGCGAGGTGGTGCGGAACGCGGAGGTGGGGCGGAAGTTGGAGGAGAAGGCGCGGGGGATTCTGGCGGCGGTGGATGCGGGAGAGCCGCCGGAATGCGAATGCGGTCATTGCCGGAGGTAGCGATGGCGACGGAGTGGACGGAGCAGGCGCTGGAGGTGGCACCGGCGGTGTTGGAGGTGTTGCAGGGGTGGCGCGGGTCGTCCCACGTAATGAGCAGGCAAACGCTATGTCACCGGTTGGCGTGCTCGGACCGGGTGCTGCGGGCAGCGATCGTGGAGTTGAGGAAGGCGGGGCATTTGATCATTGCGGATGAGGATGGGGGGTACCGGTTCGCGAGGTCAGTGGACGAGGTGATGGGGTACACGGGGTCGCTGAAGAGCCGGATTGGGTCGTTGTGGGAGGTGATCCGGATCATGGAGGGTGCGGCCGAGAGTCAGTTTGGGCCGCAGCAGTTGGGGTTGTTGTAATGAGGAGGGGGGGATTGCACACAGGGTCGAAGGCGGAGCGGATTCGGAGGTTGCTGGCGGAGGGGGTGGAGCCGCAGGAGGTCGCCCGGCAGGTGGGGGTGGCGTGCAGTTACGTGGGACTGGTACGGCGCCAGTGTGCACAGAGGGTGGAGTTGGAGGGGATCAGGGCGCGGGTAACGCGGCGGTGCACACGGTGTGAGTTTTTGGATGACGTGGAGAATCCGGTGGGGAAGGATGGGTTGTGCTGGTGGTGCCGGATGCAGGTGGCGGGGGTGAATCTGCACCGGGTGTTCTACGAGGAGGCTGGCGATGGACGAAGAGGTGCGGCGGCAGCGGGTTCTGGATGCGGTGCAGAACAATATGGAGCAGGTGGTGCGGTTCGTGGTCGAAGGGACGAGTTTCACGCGGCGGCTGGTGTGGGGCCGGGTGGAGACGGTGGCGGAACTGAGTGTTGAGAGTCCGGTGGGCCGGGCGCTGCGGAACGCCCAGCCCGGGGACCGGATGCGGGTGGAGGCACCTGGGGGGTGTGTGGAGGTTTCGGTGCTGGAGGTGCTCTAGGTTCATTATAGCACTGAAAGGAGGGGTTGAGGCCAATGAGTATGTCACGAGTTGTTTGGGAGTGGGGGACGTTGGGGGCCAGTGCGCTGCTGACGGCGCTGGTGTTGTTGGTGGAGCACTGGTTCCCGTGGACGCGGGAACCAACGAGGGTAGAGGCTTATGTAGCCGGGGTGAGCACGCTTCTGGCCGGATTTGCCACCTGGCGGTTGTTGTGTGGGGATTGGGTGATGGTGGTGGGGCTGGGGGTGATCGTGATGGCGGGGGAGCTGGCACGGTTGAAGGGATTGCTGGCGGCGCGGTGGGAGGAGTTGTTCGGGGAGGCGGGGGAGGCGGATGGAGGGTAGGAGCTGTGTGTGGGGGTGTGGGGGTGTGGGGGATGGGCACACCTGCAGGTTGAGAATGATGTGAAGGAGGAAGGGTGATGGAGACGCAGGATGTGAAGTTGACGCCGGTGGTGAGGCGGGTGCTGTTGACGCACGTGCGGGCGTCGCGGTGGCAGCCGCGGGGCAAGGTGTTCGACGGTGAGCGGTTGTGGGAGCTGGCGTGCTCGATCCGGGAGCAGGGGCTGATCAATGCGATCGTGGTGTTTCAGTGGAATCAGCCGGAGGACAAGGCCGGGCTGGTGTTCTATGAGCTGGTGGCCGGGGAGCGGCGGACACGGGCGGTGATGGGGCTGGCGTGGGCGAAGGTGGCGGGGGCCCCGGAGAAGGAGTGTGTGGAGGCGCTGGCCAGCGGAGGGCTGGAGGCGGTGCCGGCGGAGGTGCGGGAGCTGCTGGACGCCGCGCGGGTGGAGGTCCTGGCGCGGGTGGAGCCGAGCACGGATCTGGACCGGTTGCACCAGATGGCGGTGGTGGAGAATATCGAGCGGGAGAGTTTGAATCCGGTGGAGGAGGCGCGGGCGCTGCAGGGACTGATTGAGGCGATGGGCTGGAGCCAGCGGACGCTGGGGCAGCACATTGGGAAGTCGCAGGGGTACGTGGCGCAGCGGCTGGGGCTGTTGGGACTGACGGAGGCGGCGCAGGCGGCGGTGAATACGCGCGTACTCACGGCGACGCACGCGCGGGCGATCGCGGCGGTGCCGAAGGCGCTGCAGGGGGTGGTGACGGAGTGGGCGACGTCGGCGGTGGCGCGGGAGGATACGCCGGCGACGACGCGGCAGGTGCAGAATGCGGCGCGGGAGTTGGCGGCGTTCGTGGATCCGGCGCGCTGGGAGCCGCAGGGGGAGCACGTGTACACGCCGGAGGAGCGGAATAATCTCCGGCTGATCCAGTGGGCGGTACAGCGGGCGGATCTCGAGAGGTGTGGGAAGGAACTGCTAACGCTGCGGGAGTGGTCGTACAATAAGACGAACGTGCTGGGGAAGAAGCCGCTGACGGTGGTGGAGAGCCGGGCGATGGTGGAGGCGGTGTTGGTGCGGCTGGCGACGGGGGAGACCATGTCGAGGTTTACGTGGGAGGCGTTCGCGGGGGAGACGGGGCGGAGGTGTGAGGCGTGTGTGGTCGGGCGGTATCCGAAGCCGACGGTGGTGGCGGACGATCTGCCGGTGTATTGCGGGCGGTGGCGGGGGAGGAAGCAGACGACGTGCGAGGATTTCATCGGGTCGGACGATCCGGTGGTGGTGCCGGTGGAATATCACCTGGACAATTTGTTCGATCAATTGGGGATCGCGTGTGAGAAGGCAGAGCGATTCCAGTACCTGGCGGACGTGGCAGAGTATATCGTGAGTTATGAGCGGGCGGTGAGGCTGCAGGAGGAGCAGGCGGCGAAGGTGACGGAGGAGCGGGCGCAGCAGCACGTGGTGGAGATCCGGGCGTTTCAGGAGTGGATGCTGGAGCAGCCCGACCAGGTGCTGAGGCATTTTCAGGCGCATAGTTGCACGAAGTGTGGAAATTACCGGCCGGAGTTGGGGGAGCAGGGGTTGCCGGCGTGCCGGTTCGTGGTGGAGCCGCTGAAGGGGAAGCAGTACGGGTACGGGATGGGGGATCACCGGGCGCCGGAGTTTGGGGCGCTGGCGACGAAGGAGGGGCAGTTGTTGCCGAGGTGTGAGGAGTTTGTGTACAAGGATCTGCCGGCGATCGCGAACGGAGGAGGGGAGAGGTTCGGGGAACGGAAGCGGGTAGCAACGTGGCTGGTGGGGCTGGGGCGTAGTGCGGGATACGGAGGGGATCACGGGGCGCTGTGGGGGATTCTGCGGTGGCTCGACTACGGGCGGCCGGTGGAGGAGTCGAACGATTGGGAGAAGTTGCAGCGGTTCGTGGTGCGGGAGTGGGAGGAGTTGGGTGGGGACGGGGCGGTGGCCACGCTGTTGGACGTGGTGCTGAGCGAGCGGCAGGCGCGGAATCAGCAGAGGAGTAATGTGTGGCGGCTGGTGAATGCGGTGACGGGGGAGGTGGAGGAGTTTGTGCCGGTGAGTTGGAGCAATATGCATGGGCTTCACTCGTGGGCGGATTGGGTGCGGAGGGAATGGCCGGAGGGGTGGAAGGGGCCGTGGGAGAAGGGTGATGACGCGAGCTGAGGCGCTGGCGCTGGGGAGAAAGATCGGGGCGGCGCGGGGAGGCCGGGCGGTGGCCAGGAAGGCGGTGCCGGCCAGGTGCCCCAGATGTGGGCTGGAGCTGGGGGGACGGAGTTGGCATTCGTATCTGGGGCACCTGGGGTTGCACGGGTTGGCGGACCGGTGGTTTTGGGGAGATCTCGAGGCTGCACAGAAGCGGCTGCGGGAGAATGGGTTGGCGCGGCAGGATGCGGTGCCGGAGAATGGGGCGATGCCGCGGTATGTTCCGGTGATGGAGGGGTGAGATGGGTAGTACTGATGCGATTGCGAAGCCTTGGGATATAGATACCTGGTGGCACCGTTACCAGGAAGATCGGCGACAGGCACTCGTCAAGGATCTTGATGCGCGGTGCCCGAGGTGCGGCGCTAGTGTTTTGGATGAGTTGCTGCGTGTGGGTGATACGAACGAATGGCCCTTGCCTAGTCAGATCACTGTCGGATGCCCTGAGTGTGAGACAGAGATAGAATTCGAGGTTGAGTGGTCAATTGAGATGGTGCGGGCGCGTCAGGTGCAAGGGAGGGGCGATGTTCACCTTAGCGCTCGTTAACCAGAAGGGGGGCGTGGGGAAGACGACGTCGGCCGTGACCATCGCGCACGGGCTGGCGCTGGCCGGGGCCAGGACACTGCTCGTGGATTTGGACTGCCAGGGGAATGTGGCGGATGCACTCGGGCTGGTGAAAGAGGGGGGGGTGTACCGGCTGCTGTTCGAGGAGGGGCCGGCGGTGAAGGCCTCGGGGCGGGAACGGCTGGAGGTGGTGCTGGGGGATCACTCGACGTACGAGGCGAAGCAGCGGTTGGCCGGGCAGTCGTTTCGGGAGTTTGCGCTGCGGGATGCGCTGGGTGAGTTGGACTATGATGTGGTGGTGCTGGACGTGGCGCCGGGGGTGGATGTGCTGCAGGTGGGGGCGCTGGTGGCGTGCACGGGGTTCCTGGTGCCGGTGGCGCTGGATCACCTGGCGGTGGTGGGGGCGACGGATGCGCTGAGGAGCGCGGCGGCGCTGACGTCGCGGGGGGGGCAGGCGCAGTGTGGGCGGTTCCTGGGGGTGCTGCCGACGTTCTGGGAGCGGACGACGAAGGAAAGCCACGAGCAGCTCCAGGTGCTGGTGGAGCAGTTCGGGAAGCAGTTGTGGCCGCCGATTCCGGTAGATGTGAAGGCGCGGGAGGCGCCGGCGTATGGGAAGACGCTGTGGGAGTATGCGGCGGACTGCCGGGCGCTGAATGGGGTGGAGTTGGGGGGGATGCGGCGGGGGGGATATAAGCAGGTGTTGGTGCGACTGGGGCAGGTGATCGGGAATGGGAAGGGGGAGCGATGATGGAGAGGCAGCAGGTAGTTCTGGATCCGGCGGTGATGGCGGCGCTTGGGGATGGCAAGGAGCAGCGCCGGCGGCGGGAGATGACGCCGGCGCAGCGGGCAAAGGCGCAGCGGGATGCGAAGCGGCAGCGGGTGACGTTCGAGTTGGATCCGCAGGTGGTGAAGATGATCACGCAGATCGCGGCGGCGGAGCAATGCTCGCCGGCGGGAGTGGTGAATTTATTGGTGACTGAGGGTGTGCGGCAGTACATGGCCGGGAGCCTGGTGTTCGATGGTCACCGGCAGGTTAGTGGGTCGCCCAAGTGGGGATGGGTGGTGATGATCGAGGGGCTGGAGGAGCTGGTCAGGGAGTTGCAGAAACACGTCAAGAAGTAGAAACTGAGGCGGTTTTGGCTCTTGTACGGTGGGGTTTAACCCCGCCGTTGGAGAATGTAACGGTGGGGTACAACGGTGGGGTACAACGGTGGGGTACAACGGTGGGGTAAGAGGGTTTGAGAGGCATTCTGAGCGGTTTTTGGAGCAGAGGCGATATGGAGTCCAGTGTTGAGTTTTCGCTGCTAGGATCGGTTCTAGCGGTTTGCGGGACGGGGCTGGTGATGCTGGTGGTGAGCCTCGGCCTGATGTATCTGGTCCAGGAATTGCTCCGCCCGGGCGGCCGGTTGGAGTGGATCGGGGACGAGTTGGCGGAGCGGAGATGGCCGGGATGGAAGGTGCGGAATGGGCGATAAAGGGAAGCAGTTAATCCCACCAGGACAGACGGAGATCCGGTACGGCGGGATGGCCGGGGAGCTGATGCTGCCGCTGCGCCAGTGGATGGCAATTATGGTGATCCGGTTGGTGCTGGTGGGATGCGCGGCGGGGCTGCTGGTTTTGTGGGGGCCGTGGTCGCTGTACATGGTGGTGCCGGCGGCCGGGGTGTGGCTGATGGCACAGATCTGGCGGCGAGCGCCGCAGGATAACGGAGTAGTGCGGTATGGGGCGCCGTTGACGATCGCGGTGTTGTTGGTGGCGTGGATAGGGGCAGCGCCGCGGGTGGTGGAGGCGTTGTGGCCGGGCAGTATACGGGTGATCGTGTGGGACGTGTCGCTGCGGTTTACGTGGGGATTGCACGTGGCGTGGAGGGTGTTGGGGTCATTGCCGGCGGCGGTTTATTTCTGGTGTTATCCGCATATCATTTATCGGTTGCGGTATGAGATTGCTGATCCGTGGTGGCCGGGGCCGATCAAGGAACGGCTGCCGGAGTCAGGGCCTGCATTCCCGGGGGTGCCACTAAGGTCGGAGGAGGCGGTGGTGAAGGAGCCTGATGCGCGGCTGGAGCGGGTGCAGGTGGAGGTGTCGCACACGAATGAGAATGGTGTGCGGGGGATGGATCGGATTGATCTGCTGACGGGGCCGAATGCACGGCGGCGGATGCAAGAGGTGGCAGAGATGATCCTGGCCGGGCGGCCGATCTCGGAGCGAGGGTTGGCAGGATCAGGAAAGCCGCTGGCGGCCGGGCCGGAGTTTCGGGGTTTCCAGGATAGTTTGTTGGACAGAGGGTTGGTGGTGTGGGTACGGCCGGGATCACCGACGCAGGGAGTACAACTGACGGCGGTGGGCCGGAAGGTGTTCGAGAGGTTGGCGCGGGGGGGGAATGGGAGGGAAGAGCCCGCCCCACCCGCTTGGGATCGTGCGTAAGACGTGCATTTGGGCGCGTAGGCGTACGCACGCACGGTGCACGCACGATGTCTACAGGAGAGTAAGGAGGTTTGGGATGAAGTTGCGAGGATTGTTGGGAGGGTCGAAGGGCAAGCGGCCGGGGACGAAGGTGGTGGTGTATGATGTGCCCCAGCCAGGCGCTGCATCGGCGGCGGCAGTGAACGGGCGCGAGGTGGCGATCTTCCAGCCACCCGTGATCCTGGACGCGCAGGGGCGGACGTTGCCTGGCGTGAGCAAGGACCTGGTGGCGCGGTACCTGGTGAGCACGACGGCGGCGTTGGCGGACGCGGACCTCGGGCCGGTCATAGTCGAGTGGTGCGAGCAGCAGGGCCGGTTCGTGAACACGCGGCTGACTATTCAAGCGTGGGGCCAGGTGGTGGAGATCGTCCACCCGGTGGCGCCGGTATCGCAGAAGCTGGCGAACATGTGGGAGGTCTACAAGAGCGGGGTCGCGCTAAAGGTGCGGGAGCTCCACAAAGGCCATCAGAGATTCGGGGAGGCGAACGCGCTGATCGAGCGGGCGTGTGCCGGGCTGGATCGGCTGCGGGACGATGATACGCCGCACTTTTCGGGTGCCGAGTTTCTGTTCTTGCAGACCGGGTTTCACCGGGCGCGGGTGATGAGTGCGCTGATTCCGGTGGACCAGGCAGCAGCGGAGGAGGTGGTGGGGACGCAGGCCCACGTGGCGTAAGTCGCCGGTTGGCTCTGCTCCCTACGGTCCGGGGTAGGGAGCAGGAGCGAGCTGGTGACCGGGCAGGGCTGACTTCGCATAGTGATGGGGTATGCCCCACCAGAATGCAGGGTGAGCAAGTCGTGTTGTGTCTCACACATTTTCATTGAAGAAAATATACAAACTGGACATTTCATGGGGAATTCTACTGCTTTGTGGTCCGAGGTGCTGAATAACCTGCAGTTGCAGATGACGGAGACGACATTCGATACCTGGCTCCGGGATGCGCGGGGTATCGAGATGACCGACGGGCACCTGGTGGTGGCCGTCAAGAATTCGTATGCGGTGGACTGGCTCAGCAACCGGCTGGGGGATGTGATCGCGCAGGCGGTGGAACGGGTGGCGGGGCAGGCGCTGGCGGTGGAGTTCGTGGTGGCGGAGGCAGTGGCGATGGACCTGCCGGCCGTCGCCAGGGAGCAGGCGCGGTTCGTGGTGCCGGAGTTCGACACGAGCGAGGCGGGGTGGTTTCCGGTGTCGGAGTATGAATGCAGGTTCTGGGCGGCGCTGCTGGGGCGGGTGGCGTGGCGGGTGTGGGAGCTGGTCAGGAAGGCGGACCGCCGGAAGGAGAAAACCGACTGGACACCTCCGCAACGATGGACGGCGCCGTCGCTGGCGGAGCAGGTGCCGTGCGGGAAACAGGCGTTGGTAGGGGCGGAACGGAAGGTGCAGGGCGGGATTGAGGGGGCGTGGCTTGACACGGATGGGATTTGGCGCTATCATAAGCCGGGTGCGTTCGACCGGTTGGAGGAGGAGCAGGCCGGGCGGGTGGAGCGCCGCGGAGAAAAGCGGCATACGACGTATTGGATCTCTGTGCGAGTGGGGTTAGGATTGTTGGAGCCTCGGCAGGTGAATCAGTTGCCGGCACGTCTCCAGGTCCAGCACGACCGCTGGCTGGAGGACCACGGATTCAATCCTCGGGACTGGGCCGACAAATCTACTTGACATATTCTATCGATGCTTTTGCAGCGTGACAGGCATCGATAGAATTTTTTTAGCCGGGAAATCAGGTGATTAGGTGAATGGAATCTTCCGATTGGTAGGGGGTTTCGTGAGGCAAAGCACCTGTCTATTGCTGCTTTTGCAGCGTAGATATGATGCTTTTGCACCTACCGGGAGGTACAATAAAAGAAAAGAAGGGTACATAAAATAGATAGGTTCTCTTCTTTAATAAGGATATTTTGCACGATGCAGGGGAATCGGGCAGGTGTGATAATAGCGATTATGTGACGGGAGGAAGGATGGACGATCAGACGTTGAGGGAGTTGATTTTGGGGCAGTTGGCGGTGAGTTCGGCGGGGATGATCGAGTTAGCGTGTAGGCTGGATCAGGATCCACGGGATGTAGCGCGGGTGTTGCAGAAGTTGGAGCAAGAGGAGCGAGTGGTGCGGCTGCCGCACTGGGAGCAGGAATGGGCGGTGGTGGAATAGGGGGCCAGCCCGGCACTCATTGCCCCAGAGCCCGCAGGAGGGGGGGGGGTTGACATAGGGGGAAAACGGGGTTATACTGTGTACACAGTCGAATAATAGCTGCCCTGGTATCCACGGCGCACTCTTTCCCGGTGAGGGAGGGTGCGCCGTTTTCGTTTCATAGGAGGTGTGGCGATGGAGGTTCCTGGATTGATGGAGGTTTTGCAGAGGCTGGCGCAGGGGGTCGGCGTGGGGATGGTGGTCGCGTTTCTCTTCGAGAGGTTCAGGTGGTTTCAGAATCTGACGGGGAATGGGCGGTGGTGGGTGGTGTTCGGGATCTCGTTTGGGCTGCCGATGGTGGCGACGATCGCGCTGCAGTTCTTGCCGGGGGAGTGGTGGCCGGCGTTGGAGATGGTGTGGCGTATCGTGGCGGCTGGATTCCTTACCTGGATTAGTAGCCAGGTGATGCACCTGGTGCAGACGCGGCTGGGTGGTGGCCAGCGTCGGGTTCGCTGATCTGCGGTGGATAACACGGTTGCGGTTGCGGTGGCCGTCGTCGGGATGGTGACCGGGCTGGGGGGGCTGGTCTCTGCCTGGCGGACGTCGCGGGCCTCGGCGCGGAAGGATGAGGTGGATGCGCTGCGGGGGATTATTGATGAGTTGCGGGAGCACGTGGAGGCGCAGGCGAAGCAGATCGGGTGGCTGGAGGTAGAGGTGAGGGCCTGGAAGCGGAGGTTCGAGCGGGTGTGTGCGCGGTTTGGGGTGAGGCCGGAGGAGCAGGTGACGGGGGGATTGGGGTCGCTGCCAGAGCCCGGCGCGCAGACGGGAGGGAGCGGATGACGGATGTGCGGATGGGACACGATGGCGGCTGGATCAGGAGTGTTCCTGGCCCGCAAGGTCCGCAGGTGGTGGATCAGCGGCAGGTGATGCTGGAGGATTGCCGGGTGATCGAGGCGGCGGTGGCCAGGCTGCGGGTGTGGGCAGGGCCTCCGCCGATGTCGGGTATGGTGTGGATGTCGCAGAACGATCCGCTGTGGGCGAAGGAGGTTTATGCGGGGGGGGCGACGTTCGCGCGGTTGGGGTCTCTGGTGTGTTGTGTGGCGATGGTGGCCAGCCAGGTGTATCCTGAGATTACGCCGTTGGTGGTGGCGGACAAGTTGCGAGGGGTGAGTGCGTTCGAGGGGGCGCTGCTCTCGCGGCCGGCGCGGATTCCAACGGCGTTTCCGTTTTTGTGGTGGGGGGGTGAGGTGCACTGGCGGTCTATCCTGGCGGATCTGGGGCGGCTGGGGGCGGAGGTGGCGCGGTGGGGTCCGACGATTATCGAGGTGGTGTGGGATCCGCGAGATATGAGGCCTCCGCAGCAGGGGAATCAGCATTTCGTGGTGGCTATTGAGCTGACGGTCAACCCGGTGGACGTGGTGGTTGTGGATCCGTTCGACGGGCAGGTGAAGGGCCTGGTGGGGAGCCGATATGCAGCGGGCCGGCAGTGGCCAGCGGAGCGGGCGGTGTTTGGGATGCGGCTGCTGCGGGTGGTGGATGGGGCGACGTCGGTGGTGAAGCGTAATGATGGGTAGCGGGGTGCTGGAGGATCTGCGGGGGATCGAGGAGGCGGTGGCCAGGCTGCGGGTGTGGGCCGGGGAGGAGTCGGGCGGGGAGGGAATGCCGCTGGCGACGGTGTTCCGGCTGCCGATGCTTAATTTGGATAGGGCCTGGTACGAGGCGTCGCGGCGATATGGTCCGTACAATTATCATCCGGCCAGGTGTGAGGATTGGAATTTAGAATCGGGCGGGAACACGGATCTGGGGGAGCCGGTGGTGGCACCGTTCTCGGGTCTGGTTCTCAGTGTGTGGAATTGGAAGGGGTCGGTGGGGCGGGTGGTGCAGTTGTTGGGGGTGACGGCGGCGGGTGAGGTGGTGGTGTGGGGGGGATGGCACCTGCAGACGATGGAGGTGGTGGCGGGGAGTGTGGTGCGTGTGGGGGAGCGGATAGGTAGGATTGGGAATGCAGATGGGTATTATGAGGGGGCGCACCTGCACGAGCAGATTATGATTGTTGGTACGCTGGGGGTGCCGCAGCCGGCGTTGTTTCCGGGTACGGATGCGCGGTATGGGTGGCAACAGCCCAGCCGGTTTTATGTGGAGCACGGGGTGGATGCGGACCTGGTGCGACGGTGTGCGGAGTGGAAGGAAGGGGTGGCGAGGGCTGTGGCGGTATCGCCAGGGAAGGTGATGGCGTGGGGAGCCGGGATGAAGACGGTGGAGGAGGGGGGATGATGGATAGCGGGGAGTTGGTGGAGGTGACGCTGGAGTGTGGGTGGTGCGGGGGGACGTTCACGCGGATGGTGCCGGCGGGTCTGGTGGGGATTTGTGGGGATTGCTGGCCGGTGGTGGAGGCTATGGGGGCAGAGGATGGGAGGGGGCATGTGGTGGAAATGGTGTGCCCGGACTGCGGTCACCGGTGGCTGGAGGTGGATCCGAAGGGGGAGTTTGAGGTGGGGTGTCCGCAGTGCGGGCTGAAGATCGGGGTTGAGTTGGACGATGGATGATGAGGTACAGGGCGCGCTGTTCGAGGACGTGGAGGAGCCGACGGAGCGGGACCGGGTGAGCCTGGAGGCGCTGGAGCGGTGGATGCGGGAGGAGGCACCTCCGGCGTGGTTCGACGGGTATTTGTTTTTGCGGGCGAAGGGGGTGAAGGGGCATGATGCGCTGTTGGCGACATGGCTGAGCCTGGGGAAGGACGACCGGGGGGAGATCAACAGCCGGGAGAATTTTGCGCGGCTGGTGGGGCGCTCCAGGGCAACGACGTACCTCTGGGAGGGCCGGCGGCCGCAGATCCGGCGGTGGGCGGAATTACTGCAGGTGATGCGGCTGCGGGGCAGCCGGCTGGCGGAGGTGGACGAGGCGACGTTTATGGCGGCAGTGAGAGGTGGTGCTGCCGACCGGAAGTTGTATTATCAGCGGGCGGGGGTGTGGGAGGAGGATGTGGGGCTGGTGTTCAGGGATCAGGGGGATAGGTTGGAGGATATGGTGGGGGCGGGGTTCGACCGGGCGCTGATGCGGGCATACGGGGCCGGTGGTGAGGAGGAGGTCGGGGAGGGGGAGGTGGCCGGCGGCGGCGAGGATGGTGGCGAGGGTGGCGAGGAAGCCGGGGCTGACGCCTGAGTTGAGGCGGTTTTTGGAGGCGGCGCGCCTGGCGGGGTGTCCGCCGGATCAGGTGCGCCGGTTCCGGGTGGCGGGGTATGCGCCGCAGCCGAAGCAGTTGGCGTTTCATGCGGCATGCCGCGTGTGTGACGTGGCCGGGGGTCCCAACCAGGTGGGGACGGGGGGGGCGCGTGGCGGGGGGAAGAGTCACGCTTTGATGATGCAAATCGCGGCGGATGACTGTCAGAGGCATCCGGCGTTGAAGTGTTTGCTGTTGCGGATGGTGGGGAAGGCGGTGAGGGAGAGTTTCGAGGATTTCCGGAGCCGCACATTGTTTGCGCTCCCACACCAATACAACAGGGTCGAGGGGGTCTTGACATTCGAGAATGGGAGTCAGATTTTCCTGGGCCACTTTCGGGATGAGAAGGATATTGATGGGTATTTGGGGTTGGAGTACGATGTGATCGGGGTGGAGGAGGCGACGACGCTGACGGCGGCCAAATATACGGCGATCCGGACGTGCTGCCGGACGTCGAAGGAGGATTGGCGGCCGCGGCTGTACAGCACGACTAACCCGGGCGGGGTGGGTCACCAGTGGTATAAGCGGCTGTTTATTGATGCGTTCGTGGAGGGGACGGAGGGGGAGACGCGGTTCGTGCCGGCGACGGTGGACGATAATCGGTTTGTGAATGCGGATTATACGCGGACGTTGGACGAGCTGACGGGGTGGCTGCGGCGGGCGTGGCGGTTCGGGGATTGGGACATCAGTGCGGGGCAGTTTTTCACGACGTGGAGCCGGGAGGTGCACGTGGTGAAGGGGTTCGGGCTGCCGTTGGATTGGACGGCGTGGGTGGCGGTGGATCACGGGTTCGCGCACTGGATGGTGGCGCTGCTCTTGGCCAGGGATGGGGATGGGAAGTTTTACGTGGTGGATGAGTACGCCGCGCGGGGGGCGCTGGTGCCGACGAATGCGGCGGGGGTCCTGGCGATGGTGGAGCGGAATGGGCGGCAGGTGGATGGGGTGCGGGTGGTGGCGGGGGCGGACGTGTTTGCCAGGACGGGGGCGGCGGGGCTGAGTATTGCGCAGCAGTATCTGGAGGAGGGGATCCACCTGGAGGCGGCGAATATGGACCGGGTGAACGGGGCGGCGCGGCTGCTGGGCCTCCTGGGGGACGTGGAGCGGGGGATCGAGCCGAGGTTGTTCGTGTTCGAGCGGTGCGCGCGGGTGATCGAGGCGATGCCGCAGATGCAGCACGATCCGCACCGGCCAGAGGATGTGTTGAAGGTGGATTGTGACGATGAGGGGGTCGGGGGGGACGATGGGTACGATGCGCTGCGGTATGGGGTGATGGAGGTGGGGGAGATGGGGAGGGCGTATGTGGGGGAGTATTAGGAGGAGCGGAAGTGGGGAGTGTGGGAGTGTGGGAGTGAGTGGGGAGTGTGGGGGTGTGGGGGTGAGTGAGGGGGTGCAGTTGAGGATGGAGGTGGGAGGGTGAGCCTGGCGGCGGAGTTGGCGTATTTGAGTTGGCTGGCGGGGGAGGAGAAGACGCGGCAGGGGAATGTGGTGCTGGCGCGGGATTATTACGCGGGTAATCATTCAGTTCCTTTGACGGAACGGCAGAAGGAGTTTTTGGGGTTCAAGGCGGCGGAGGCGCGGTTCGCGATCAATTATTGTGCGATGGTGGTGGACGCGGTGGTGGAGCGGTTGTTGGTGTCGGGGTTTCAGGCGGAGGATGACGCGGTGAGCGAGGCGGCGGCGGCGTGGTGGAAGGGGAATCGGATGGATGAGGTGACGCACCAGGTGCACCTGGGGGCGGTGCGGGATGGGGAGTTTTTCGTGATGGTGGATTGGGATAAGGAGGAGCGGCGGCCGCGATTCCTGCTCCATCCGCGATATACGGATCCGATGGTGGGGGGGACGGGGTTTGGGTGTAAGGCGTTTTATGCGGAGGGGGACGTGGCGGCGGGGCAGGGGATGGTGTACGCGTCGAAGCGGTGGACGGAGTCGGTGGAGGTGCGGCCGGGGGTGAGGCGGACGCAGCAGCGGATGACGGTGTATTATCCGGACCGGGTGGAGAAGTATGTGTTCCAGGGGGCGGGGTGGACTGAGCAGGAGGATGAGGGGGATGGGGGCTGGCCGGTGCGGTGGGTGGATGGGGCGGGACGGCCGTTGGGGATTCCGGTGGTGCATTTTCGGAATCCGGGGCTGGAGACGGAGTTGTGGGATGCGGTGCCGGTGCAGGATGCGATCAATAAGACGGCGCTGGATATTCTAGCGGCGGCGGATGCGTGTGGGTTTCCGATTTTTATTGCGAAGGGGTTTATGCCGACGAACGATGGGAAGGCGCCGGAGGAGGATGGGGGAAATTATTTGAAGTTGACGCCGGGGTGCTGGATGAGTATCCCGGCGGGGAGTGAGGTAGATACGCTGAAGGCGGCGGAGCTGAAGGGGCTGCTGGAGGTGTTGGATTCGTTGGTGCAAAAGCTGGCACAGGTGACGGATACGCCGACGGCCAGGTTTCAGGTGACGCGGCAGGTGGCGGCGGAGGGGACGTTGAAGCAGCAGGAGGAGCCGCTGCTGGCGAAGGTGCGGTTGCGCCAGACGTTGTTCGGGAATGGATGGGAGGATGTGATCGGGCTGGGGCGGCGGCTGGGGAATGCGTTCGGGGGGCTGGGGCTGGATGAGGCGGGGACAGTGGAGTGCCTGTGGGAGCCGGCGGAGACGCGGGATGAGAAGGCGCACGTGGAGATGATCGCGCTGAAGGTGGAGAAGTTGAGGATCCCGCTGGAGATGGCGTGGGAGGAGGCGGGGTACAGCCAGGAGCAGATCGAGCGGATGATGGAGACGGAGGAGTATCAGGCGCGGCAGGCGATGCGGGAGATGGCGAAGGTGGGGCTGGGGGCGATGGCGGGACGGGGAGACAAGGAGACAAGGGGACAAG